CTATAAAAAGGGGGTAATAGTTGAAAAATTTGTTATTTTTTAGTGTATGCCTGTAAAAACCGCACCAGAAATCAGTTTAAGATATGCTCAAGGTCAAGTTTTTAACTGCGATAAACGATTCCGTGTCCTCGTAGCTGGTAGAAGATTTGGAAAATCATACCTATCTTGTATTGAATTGATTCGTGGAGCGATAAATCGACCAGGGGAGACATATTTTTACTGTGCACCGACATATCGTATGGCAAAAGATATTGCGTGGAAAGAATTAAAGAGATTAGTGCCTAAAATCTGGATAAAAAGCAAAAATGAGACAGATTTACGGATTGAATTGATTAATGGATCGACAATCGAGTTAAAAGGAACAGAAAATGCGATGGCATTGAGAGGAAGAAGTCTTTCAGGTGTAGTTTTAGACGAAGCAGCGTTTATGGATCAAGATGTATGGGCTGAGGTTATTAGACCTGCTTTAGCTGATAAGCAGGGTTGGGCGTTATTTATTTCTACACCTGATGGCACTGCCAGTTGGTTTTATGATATGTGGTGTTATTGCGGAGAAACTGAGCGAGATGATTGGCAAAGGTGGAGTTTTACCACGATTGAAGGGGGTAATGTCGCTCCAAAAGAAGTCGAAGCAGCTAGAGGTCAACTAGATGGAAGAACATTTAGGCAAGAATTTGAAGCTAGTTTTGAAAATCTTACTGGTTTAGTAGCTGTTAGTTTTAATGATGACAATATTGATAAGGAAGTAGCTGATTTACACATGATGCCCTTGTTAATCGGATTGGATTTTAACGTTGACCCTATGGCAGGAATTTGTGCGGTAAAGCATAATGACTGTCTTTATGTATTTGATGAGATCATGTTGACGGGTGGAGCAACAACTTGGGATTTTGCTGAAGAGGTTACAAGAAGATATGGGGTAGATCGAAGAGTAATTGCTTGTCCTGACCCTACGGGTAATGCAAGAAAGACAAGTGGGGTAGGAGTTACAGATCATACGATTTTAAGAAGGAATGGATTTACTGTTATGAGTCCAAAAAGTCCGTGGAAGATTCGAGATAAGATAACTTCTGTTAATACTGCATTGCTTGATGCAAATGGAAATCGAAGAACTTTTATACATCCGAGATGTAAAGAATTGATAAAAGCACTTAGAACTCTTACTTACGCTCCGAATACAGGGCTTCCTAATAAAAACCTGGGAGTTGACCACGCATTTGACGCTTTCGGCTATCTTTGTTTACAACAATTTAACCTTGCAAAACCAGAGACACTAGGGCAAACTTCGTTTAGAATATACTAAGAACTACCTAATTCTTATTATGTATCATTCTACGACTAAGAAAAAGAAGAAGAAAAAGAAGGGAGGTAAAAAGCGTAGTGAATGTTCCTGTAAATAAAGCTCTTTACGCTAGAGTAAAAGCCGAAGCCAAGCGTAAGTTCAAGGTGTATCCTAGTGCTTATGCTAATGCGTGGCTTGTACGAGAGTATAAGAAACGTGGTGGCACTTACCGAGTGGAGAAGAAACGTGGCAAGAAGTAGCGGTGGACTTACACGATGGTTCAAAGAAAATTGGGTTGATGTTAAAACGGGAAAGCCTTGTGGTCGTAAAAAAGGTGAGAAAAGAGAATACCCTGCCTGTAGACCCAAAAAACGTGTATCAAGTGAGACACCTAAGACAGTAGGAGAAATGACAGCTAGTGAAAAAGCACGGTTCAAACGTGAAAAAACTAGCAGTAAGAAGATAACATATCAACATAGACGTAAAAAATCCACAAAAAGGAGTAAAAAATGATTGAAATTACTGATGAGATGCTTGACATCATTGAAAAAGTAAAAGGCAAGCGCAATCCTGCCCTTTGGGATCCTCGTTGTGAACAATATCAAAGAAAACTAGAAGAAGGTACTGTAAAAAAGTCAACAACAAGTTAAACTATCTATAAATACTCTTTTTTCTTTGGATCATGGCATTTTTTCGTGGAGAGGAAGGTTCTGTTAAATTTAAGAACGCTTCTGGAACTACTGAGGCAATAGTTTCAACTACAGGTTGGACTTTAGATACAACAAAAGATACTTTAGATGTAACTGCTCATGGTGCTACATCAAGAAGTTTTGTTGGTGGATTAATTTCAGCTTCCGGTACTGTTGATTTCTTATACACAGCAGCTAGTGGTAACGAAACTGAAAATCTTTTAGATGATGTTTTAGTAGCTGAAGATGCTGGCGATGCACAGTTCGAGTTATTTCTAGATACTTCTGGTTCTAAAAAGGTAAGTTTTTCTGGTCTTGTTACAGGAACAAGTCTATCTGCTACAACAGGTGATCTTGAAACTATAAGCGTCAGCTTTATTTCTTCTGGTGCTATCACTAACGCTATCTAGTGAAACTAACTACCCGTCAAAAAAGTAAACTTAAGGAACATTCTGCTCATCACACAGATAAGCACATGGATCTTATGAAGAGACTGATGAGACAGGGTGTTTCGTTTACAGTTGCTCACAAAAGAGCACAAGCAAAGGTAGGTAAATGATGGCTAAGAAAAAAGGAGTTAGCTTATCTGTAGGTAGGGGAGAAAAATCCAAGAAGGGTGGACTGACTGCAAAAGGTCGTGCGAAATACAACCGTGCTACTGGAAGTAACTTACAAGCACCTGTTACTGAAAAGAACCCCACAGGAAAAAGAGCAGCAAGAAGAAAGAGTTTTTGTGCTCGTATGAAAGGTATGCCAGGTCCATTAAAAGATAAAAAAGGCCGTCCCACTAGAAAGGCGTTAGCATTAAAAAGATGGAGGTGTTAATCAATGACTTATGCAATCCCAGGTCAGATTAGAACAAAAATTATTACCTCTACTTCTGTTGGTGGTATAGACAGTCCTTTTACTAGAACTAGAGCAGTTTTAGATATGATGAAAGGTTGGGAAATAATGAAAGCTGTTACTGAAGGGACAGAATATCTCAGGGAAAATAGCGAAGCTTTTTTACCTTTAGAGCCAAGAGAGGATTACACGGCATATATGGCAAGAGTAAATCGTGCTGTATTTTCTCCTTTTACTCAAAGATTAATAAGAGCAGCTACAGGTCTTGTATTAAGAAAACCAATATCACTAACAGGAGATCCTTACTGGACAGATATGTTCAAAATGGATGTTGATGGTTGCAAGTCAGATTTAGATGAATACGCACGAAGGATCTTAATGTGTTCTCTTACTTATGGTCAAAGTCATATTCTTGTAGATTATCCTGCTCCATCTGGTGCTGTTAGTCTTGCTGAAGAAAGAGCACAAGATCGTAGACCTTACTGGATCGAAGTAGATCCTAATAATTTATATGGTTGGAGACTTGATAGAGAATCTAATTATGGAAATTTAGTGCAAGTAAGGATTGGAGAAAAAGCTGTATTACCTGATGGAGATTTTGGAGAAAAAGTATTTGAACAGATAAGAGTTATAGAGCCTGGAAAATATAGAGTGTTTCGCAAGACAGATCAAATTGATGAAATGTATGACTTAGCAGACAATTCATACGCTGGTGAATTTGATGCTCAAACTACAGGTGAAGAATATAAAGAAGTAGAATCAGGTGAATTTTCTCTTGGTGAGATACCTTTAGTTACTGTTTATTCTGGAAAAACTGAAAATCTAGTAAGCAAACCACCTTTATTAGATATTGCATATTTAAATCTTGCACATTTTCAAAGACAGGCTGATTTGATACATAGTTTGCACGTTGCATCTCAACCAATGCTTGTGATGGAAGGATATGATGATCAGACTAAAGATGTTGCTATATCTGTTAACTATGCGATGGCAACTCAACCAGGTAATAAAGTTTATTATGTAGAACCAGCTTCCAGTGCTTTTGATGCTCAATCTTCCGAAATAAAAGAATTACAAATGCAAATGGCAACTCTTGGTATTAGTACACTTAGTCAACAAAAATTTGTAGCTGAAAGTGCTGACGCTCGAAGATTAGATCGTGTTGATACAAATTCAATGCTTGCAATGGTTTCTATGGAATTAGAGCAAAAACTACAGAAAGCTTTTAATTTATCAGCCGAATATGTTGGAATCGAACCACCAGAAGTAAAGATCAGCAGAGATTTTGATATTGAAAGATTAATTGGACAGGATATTACAGCCTTAACATCGCTATTCGATCAACAAGTGATTGATAGAGAAGAATTTAGAGATATTTTGGTACAGGGAGAAGTATTACCTTCAGCAAATGAGGTCAGATCCAAATAATTTGTTACAATGATAAACAAGTACATAAATTATCATGGGCAAATCCTTAGAAAAGGTTGAACAAGCTGATGGTTCTTTTAAATGGGAAATGGTTGAATTTCAACCAGAACCCACTGAAACAACTAAAACTAAAGCTGTAAAAAAAACAGCTAAAAAGAAAACCACTAATCCACTATCTGAATAATTAATGGCAATCGAAGAAAAAGTAATTCAGCCTGAGTCTGTGACTTCTGCTGAACAGCCCGTGGCTGAAACTACTTCACAACCACAAGCACCAAATCTTGATTCTGTAAAAGCAGAATATGAATCAAAATTATCTGCACTTCAAAAGCAAATTGCAGATGAACAAGAAAAATTTAAAGGTATAAAAACTAAACTTGATGATGTTTACAAGCAGAAAGATCAGCAACGTAAGCAGGAATTAGAAGATCAAGGCCAATGGAAAACTCTTTGGGAAGAGGCTAATAAAACAGCCCAAGAAAAAGAACAACAGATAATGACTTTATCTCAACAATTAGAAGATTTAAAAACTTCTAACGAGGTAGCTTCCACTAAAACAACAGCACTTGCAGCTATTAGTAATCTTGGTGCGATAAATGCAGAACAAACTCTATCTTTATTGCAAAATAATTTACAAAAGAACTCTGAAGGTAAAGTAGTTGTTCTTAATGGTGGAGTTGAACAAGATTTGAATACTTATCTTACGAGTCTTAAAAATCCTGGAAGTGGTTGGGAGCATCATTTCAAGCCTAGTACTGCTGCTGGAATGGGTGCAAAACCAAGTCCTGTTGCTAACGCTGGTGGAGGGCAATCGAATCCTTGGAAAACGGGCAATATAACTCAACAAATGCTAATATCAGAACAGAACCCTCAGCTTGCAGCAGTGCTCAAGCAAGAGGCTCAAAAGTAGTTAGTTTCCGTGAGACTAATGCCCTTGTCTGTGACTAGGGGATCGCAAAAACTTAAATAGGTAAATCTGAATGGCTGCTCCGTTTCAGAATTACTCTGGCGGTGTCCTATTAGCGGACATTGTTAAGAGAAATAACTTTGCTGCATACGTTTCCGAAGCAATTAAAGAGCGTAGTGCATTTATACAGTCTGGTGCTGTTGTTCGTAACCCACTTCTTGATTCAAGAGAAGGCGGAACAAGAATACAAGTTCCAGAATTTAACCCTGTCTCTCCAACTGAAGAAATTATTGATGGTACTGCTACATGGGGTACTAGCAACAATGGTTACTTAACACCACAGAAGATTGGTACAGGAACACAGATCGCAACTATCTGTCATAGAGGTTTTGCGTATGCTGTTGATGATGTAGCTGTATTGGCTGCTGGTGAAGATCCAATGGGTCACATCAGAGATCAGCTTGCAGATGCAATTAACAAACTAAATTCAACACGTTTGTTCTATCAACTTCATGGCATATTTGGTACTGCTTTATCAGCTAACGCTCTTGATTTAGCTGTTGCTGCATCTTCTGGTGCTGCTGAAGCTAACTAT